GGACGATAACGGATACTGCTCCTGTGTGTCCTGCGGAGTGACTAAGCATTATAAAGACATGCAAGGCGGTCATTTCATCCCGAAAGGCAACTCTTCTTACTGGTCTTTAGAGATAGAAAACGTCCACCCTCAGTGTCCTGCTTGTAATATGTGGGGCATGAAGCATGGGTCTGCTGCTCAAGAGTACACCCTGTTCATGGAGGATATGTACGGCAGGGACTTTGTTGAGGAGATGATTGCCAAGAAGTCTACTCCTATCAAGAGATACAAAGCAGACTACGAGGAAATCCTTGCGGAGTTTCTTAAGCTAATTGAGTACCACGAGAAGAGGGTCGCATGAATTTTTACAAATCTCTACAGGTCTTCGCTAGGACGCACGGCAATGCCCGAAAGGATTTGCATAACCCCATTGAAGAGCAACCTGCTCTCGTAAAAGACCAAGACCCTATGGGTATGATGGGAGAAATGTACTTAGCTTTATTGCTCGGCCATTCTGTTGATTTAGAGCAAAAAATAAATGGTGATGGGGGGTTTGATTTTACAATCCCTTTAAACTTTACCATTGATGTAAAGACTACAGACAAAACATCAAGAGCAAACAATCTTCTGGTTGAGCAAGGAAAGGTTCGAGCAGACATTTATGTGGCAGCAATGCACGAAAATGGCATGATAGATTTTGTTGGATGGGCTATGAGGTCGGAAGTTCTTGCTGCGCCAACAAAAGATTTTGGCAGGGGTTTGACGAATCACTATATAGACTTGAGCCATTTACGTCCAATGAATGACCTTTATAAAAGGAGGTGTAGATGAAGACTATAGAAATCTACCCTGTATCCGTGGAGGAGGTCAGCGATTGGTTGGTTGACGCGCTGTACGAAGCGGAGGGGCATGACAAGAACGTCATAGGCTCAATAGGGATTATGCTAGAGGACTACAGCGGGTTTATTCATAGCCATCCCAAGCTGAAAGCAAAGTTTATGGAATACTTAGAACTATCAGAACTGCAAGATGAGGCAATACATTGAACAGATTAATTAAACTTTGCTCCGAGTGGAGTGAGACGCGAGGGATACTAAAGTACAGCAGCGTACAGGCTCAGGGATTAAAGCTAGTCTCAGAGGTTGGGGAGTTGTCTGACAACATCGCGAAAGGAAGAGATGTAAAGGATGACATTGGCGACTGCTTGGTGGTTTTAAATAACTTAGCCCTGATGCACGAGACTACCCTGGCGGAGTGTTTACAGGTAGCCTATGACGACATCAAAGACCGCAAGGGTAAGATGCAGCCTAACGGTGTGTTTATTAAAGAGAGTGACGTATGAAGTCTACAGACCATCAAGTAGGTGGCGACCACTACAAGAAACTAAAGATACAGCCTGTGGAATATATCCTAGCTAACCAACTGGGGTTCTGTGAGGGGGCTATTGTTAAGTACATCTCTCGATGGAGGGACAAGGGAGGAGTCGAGGATTTAAGAAAGATCAAGCAGTTCTGCGAGTTCTTGATTGAGGAGGAGCTAAAAAGAAAGCCCCTCCCCACTATGGAGGAGAGGCGTTTGCCGAGGAGTTAGTCTTTATCTTTTTGTTTAGCCTCTCTTTCAAGGAACTCCTCTGCTCCTCCAAAGAATATATTGTATATTGTTCGTCCTGCAACAGGGATATTTCTTAGCCATTTTACAGGAAGCTCTTCTCCCTCAATCAATGCTTTATTAAAAGACATGATGTCTTTAGAGATATTGCTAAACACAGAAAGAGGAGGGGCAACCGCATCTGTAGCAAGACCGACAATATCTTTCTCTTGCCATCTGTTTTCAACTGCATACCTTGATAACAATACAGAGTTCAGCAAAGAATCATAGAAATGATCTGGCACTCGGTCAGGGTCAAAGCCTTTCCCGTCTTCCCAGTTTTTAACTTCTTTGATTGTTGCGTTGCCTCCATTTACTAACGCCATGTAGGTTGCAAGTTTCCTTCCTGCGCCAAGATAGTTGCCTTTATTTATTTCTTTGCCGATGTCATTTTTTAACGTAAACAAATGCCTAAGCGCATAGGTTTTTAGCATATAAAAAATCCCATAATTAGGATTCATAAGTGCCACTTTTGATTTTTGAGTCGGGGTTAAAGGCTGCATCTTTACAATCTCAGTAAAGTTTACAAGCTTTGCATCAGGCGTAATAACTCCTGCGTTTAGGTCGCGGATATAGTTATCAAATCTAGCGCCAAGATAATCACCGTACTCTTCGCGTAACTCTTTTACTCCCTTCTCTGTTTTGGCTAAAGCTTTGTGTTTGTTGTACGCAGATTGCAAAGAAACATTTTTACCAAAACGATCTATAGCTCTAAAGAAAGACAAAGCAAAGGTCTTGTCTAGCCATGCAGCAGTTCTTCCTGCTCCGGTAAATTCTGTAGAGATAATCTTTGCTAACCCAAGTTGATCTACATCTATATCAGAGCGACCAGTAACCACTTGAGCGATAGACTTAAGGGATGCTTTAGCTCCATATCTGTATGGGTTGGTAAATAAATCTCCAAGCTGTGTGGTGGCTGAACGAAAGTTAGCAAGCAACAATATGTTTGAACTGTTTCGGATGGCTTGTAAATTTGCATTCATGCTTTTTTTGCCGCCAACAAACCTCGCTTCCAGTAAGCCTCTAAGACTTTCTGCGGTTTCTGTGTCTATTTCTCCGCTTCCAACTTTCTTGGAAATAAGCTGAGCAATACTTTCGTTGCGATCAACATCATCAAGGTCTACAACTTTTGTGCCAAGCCTGCTCCATAATTTTGCGTTTTCTATATTCTCAGCCATCTCGCGAACATACTGCCCCAATGTCTGAGTAGATTTTTTGTAATACGGAATCATGTCTCTGTTTACTTGAGTTATTTTTCGCTTCTTAAACTGACGTACGTTTCCTTTGTTTTTCCCGCCTTTTGCTTGGTAGCGAACTCCTTCAAAGTAATCTAGTGCCACCTTAGACATCTCATCCTGAGACAGCTCTGACCTAGAAGCAAAGCCAAGAGACTTGGCTTTTATGTCATACATTTTTCCTAGCTCTGAAGGAGCTTCTTTACCAAAGTATTTTGACAACCCATCTATATCGGCAACAGATCGAGGGAAGAAAAACTCGCGCAAAGTTACCTTTTCTCCGCGCAACTCACTCCATTCTGAACCAATTTCTTTGAGAGTCTCATCAACGCTGTCAAATATCTCGTCAACAGTTCTTGCCTGCGTTCCTGTAAGGTTTAATTTTACAGACTCAACACCATTTTCTTTCAACAGTCTTCGCGGAAGTGTTGTGTCAAACTCATAGTTCAGCAAAGATTCTTCAAACTGAATCTTTAACTCCTCGCTAGGTAGTGCTGCGTCAAGTTTTTCAAAGCCTTCTATTGAGTCTTGATAGCGAGCTGTACGTTGCAATAAATTTAAGTCGTACTCGTTTACTTCCTTAAGAACAGGTCTGCTAATAGAGCCAATTCTATCGTCAATAGGAGCAAGTATGTCGCTTGCCGCCCCCATTACCCTGCCTATCCTTGTTTGCTTCTGGTAAGACTTAAGAGTTTTAGCTATCTCTGGGTGCTGCACTTCAAACGGAACAGTTTTGTCCTCAATAACCTTTTTCAAATCTTTGGGTTTTATTTTAATTCTTTCTGCTGCTGCAAGAAGAATGTTTGCATCTGGCTGCAAGCCTCCTTCTGCTTGAATCTCAAGCATTTGGTTGTTGAGTTCTTCAGCTTTCTCGTTTGCTTTTTTAACCTGACTTTCTGTTTTAGGTTTTTTGCGGTTTGTTGTAATGCTTTTGTGTAAAGGAAATAATTTTTTTGCGGCGACAGATACGCCTGCGCCAAGAACAGCGCCTCCTGCCGCTGTAGCCGCAGCCATAGCAGTATCTATTTCTCCGTCTTCTAATAAGCCCCGAGAAACTTCATACGCCCCACCATACAAAGCTCCTAAAGCAGATATGCTTTTTATAGTTCTTCCCGCGGGGAGTATTAATGATGGGTCTGCAACACCCTTAAAGAAAGCTCCTACCCACCCTGAAACACCTGTATCGCCTCCTTCTTCAGCAAGCCTGTGAAGCTCGGGATAGTCTTCGCGAAGCATCTCATCCTTAAACTCTAGGATTCTTTGCCTGCGCTCATCTACGGGCATGCTACCCCACCCCTCGCCAAACAACTCTGTAGGGCTTGCCCATAATCCATACTTCTCGCTGCCTGCAAACATGCCAATAGGGCTTGCTGACGCAGCTAAAGCTAAGACATTTGTGGTGAGGTTGCCTGATTTTGAAAACTCATAAGCAAACCTTTCCATCGCGGAGAAATCTTCAATACCTCTTTCAGATGCTAGAGGTAAATCTAATAAACTGCGAGCAGGGTCAGGAGCTTCTGCTTGAGTCTGTGTAGTAGGCTGTATTCCTTGAGAGGCAGCAACAAACTCAATGATCTGAGCGTCTGGAGTGCCTTCAGGATGTTCAACATCTACTACTCCATTTGGAGTTTCTACTTGAGTAATAGGCATTTACTTTCCTAGTCTGAGACTTTGTATCGGTTAAGCTTTTGCTCTACGTCTTTTAACTGAGACTGAACTGCCGAAATGCGCTCTTCTTTATTGGGAGCAGCATAGCTTTTTAAGCCCTTCAAATATCTTAGTTCGTTTTTAAGTTGCTCTTGTCTTTTTTCTAGCTGACGAGAAAAGTTGCGTTTAACTATGTTGAGCCTATAAGGGCTAACAATACCTTCGCGAACTCTTTCTTCTTCCATTTGTATTTGTCTAGTAAATGCCTCGTCATATCCTACAGCGGGTGAGCCAAGCCGCATATCTGAGACAGGCTGAGCTGTTGTGTTTATACCTACATTAAATGGATTAGGCACAGAATCCTGAGCAGGAGGGATAGGCATGCCTCCTTGCGCTTGAGTTGAAGGAGTAACATCTCTGCTTGGCAAAATTCTTAAGTCTGGATACCGTGAAAAAATGTTATCAGACAAAGGTTGAGGGTCGGTGCTTGTTCCTGTGTTTTGTTCTGCCGGATTAAGAGGAGGATTTCCTCCACTACCAATAGACTGTTGCGCTAAATTTATATATTGCTGAGGAATTATTCCTCTAGCTAATGCGTCAGGATTTTCTCTCGCTAACTGAGTGATAATGGTATTAACTTGAGGTAAAGGAATTTTTTTGCTGTATCTCAAAGTGTGCATTACGTCAGAAAGCTCTTCGATCGTAATAGCAGCAGGATCATCTTCGCCCAAAAAATTACTTTCTCCTTCAACTAAAGATTTTAGTGTTGGGTTGTTATTTATTGCAGGAGCGTACTGATTATCTATCTCTGACTCAGTTAGTTTTGGCACTTCCGGAAGCTTGGTAGGCTCTGGCTGATCTTTAGCGGGATTCATTATTACAATGTTGCTTGGGTTTGTAGTATCAACAGCAACCCTCATATTTACAGTCTTGCCATCCTTTCCAACAAACTGCTGAGTATCAAAACTCCACTCAGTTTGAGAGGGAGTAATTAAGCTTTCCAGTCCTTGTGTTGACATAGCTCCGCTACGAATAAAATCAGACAGCTCTCTAGTCGAAGGATTTTCGGCATAAGCATCAGCTAAGTTTTCTTCTAGCTCTTTTCTTGCGGCTCTAGCTTCTTGCTCGATATTTCTACGAGTTTCTTCATCTTCAATAGTGCCTTGCAATCTTTGTGTTGTGAGTGCAAGTTGATCGCGCTGCATTGCTGCTGTAGTCATTCTGTCAATAAAAGACCCAGTCTCCAATGCGAGAGCTGCTCTAGCTCTTTCATCTGCCTCGTCTTCTCGTTTCATTTTTCTTTCGCGATCTTCTAACTCTCGTGTTAGTTCGGTAGCAGATTGCCTTAATGCAGCCGCGCGAACAGGATCAATAGACTGAATAGCCTGAGCTGCTTGCATTAAGCCTTGAGGAGTAGAGGTGTCTATTTGGCCTAGCTGCTCTGCAAGCTTCTCACCCGTAGTCCTTGGGTCAATACCAATCATAGGCTGCACTGCACGGCGGAGGTCTTCACTACGCTGAACACCAAGTTGACCTGCTACCTGAG